AGTCCTATCCTTGCGAGATTTGATTGATTCGATTTGTGCGGGAAGAATAATCATATATCATTACAAATATAGTTAATAATATTTAATCCAGAGAATAGATCCTGAGCTAAAAGAGAATGAGAATATCCCACTGATAGTTACATCAGTTGTCATTCACTCTCTCAGCTTAAAAGTTCATTCAATCCGTCGAATGAGTCCTTTCGCTTTCAAGTTTCAAAGTGTCACCGTTGACCTTTGACTTGGACACTACTTTAACGAGATATTCGGCTCTCGTGATGGTCTTGCGGCTTTGTCCTTAATGCTACCGCTGCGCTGTGCCATCATCCCCTTGTAACGCTTAAAACAATCACCCAAGCGTATTTGCACCGCCAATGATTGAGTTTGCAGTCAGGACAGGATTCGAACCTGTACGCAAGGATCAACGTGTAGCCTTGCTCTCTTATTCGTTATAGCGTCTAACCAATTCCGCCACCTGACTAAAAAAAAAGTCCCCCAATCATTATAACTGTTCAGGGTTAAAATGAAAGGGGGAATACTTGTAACTCCTGAACACTACAAAGATAGTGAATCAGTTGAATGGTTGCCTTGTTAATTACTCATTAGTTTTGAACAATTCAACAATGGTCATTGCCAACACAACTGGCCAACAAAACGCAGTGAATACCATTCCTATTAAATTCTCAATTGAAGTAGGTAAGGTTCGCCTTAGCATCATCACTGCCATCAACCCAATAAGTAACAATGCGATCAGTCCATAGGACATAAAACAAAAATGAAGCAGATTCATCATATTCCTGATTTTCTTGGTTTTCTTCCACGTTTCTTAGGTTGTGGGGTTTGTTCTTCAGTTAGTAGCACTTCCTCAGTTTTGAGTTGGTTATGAAGGTCGTCAATCATTTTGTTAACGCAAGGAACGCAACTGCTCACCTTGCCCTTGCTACCTTTCATCAACTCATCAAATTCGGCTAACAACCTACGCTGCGGATCGGTTAACACATTGGTTGCCTTAACGGATTGCACCAACTCCTTTGCTTGTTTCTTTTTCTCACTATCCACAACAATAGGCCATCTTCCACCGGGACAATCCTGAAAGGTCATTTTTGTCTTAAGGTCAAGAAAACAACCGCACGGCTTAAAGGTCACTCCATCCAATGTTACCGGTTGTGCAAATGGGTTCAATTTATTTAATGGAGTGCCACAAGTTCGGGTAGTGGAATTGTATACGGGACATTCTTTGCATATGGCCATCCGCATATTGGCCATCTCAATGATTTTATTCATATCACTATTGCTTTTTTTATTTCGTTTTTAGCGTATTTAACAGCGTTGTAAAGGACTTTCTTGGGGATGCCGGTATCAATGCTTAGGTCATTGTATGAAAAGTCGTTTAATGCGTAAAGATAAAACACCTCACGTTCAAAGAATGGAAGTCTTGAAATCAAGATATCAAGTTGTTCGTTTGTAATACGGTCACCTAACCATACTGTAACCGATTCGTAGTCTCGCAATTGTGACTCCGTTGGTTCATCACTCATTTGATTGAACTTGCGAATGGTATTGTGGTAGTGACTACGATTAGACCAGTGCGCTATTTTGAGTGCGTGGTTTATGTAGTGTTCGCTATTGCGTATCTCATTGCCATTTTCAAAGATGCATAAAAGAGTATCATGGAGCAGGTCGTCCGCTTCGTAAACGTTACCGCTACAAAGATTGATGGCTAACCGCCTATGTTGGTCATATTGAGTTGGTGAAATATGCATCAATTACTTTTATAGCATCTTCGCTACCTTTCACATAAGTAGCATAATACCCACGTTTGTTCAGTTGCTTAATCCATTCCTTTTGTTCTTTGCTCACAACACCTTTATCCGTCTTGACTTCAATAAAAAGTCCGTGGTATTTATCATTGGGTTCGCAGATTTGCAAGTCAGGAAATCCTTTTACATATCCAGTCATCTTCATCTTGATGGCTTGCTTCATACTTGTAAACATTCCCCCTGCTGATGCGCAATACAAGGCGTTTGGATACATCACTTTGATGTATTGAACAATCGCAAACTGCACTCCAGCTTCACCTGCCAATGGTTTCTTCGCACGTGGCTTCATCGAATTGATGATTTTTCCTTTCATTGGACTAAATTAAACACAAATTTGATACCATCCACAAAAAAAAATGCATCTTGAAACCCCCGTAAACATTGGAAAACTAAAAATATTTTAATTTTTTTCTTGACAAGTTAAAATTTATTTCTATATTTGCCAAACAAACAACGAAACAATTAAACAAATGAAAAACGAAACACAATCAAAAATTCAATTTGGAACTGGAGAAGATGCTGTAATCCACATTGTTGACACTTCTCAAGTTGATTCATATTTAAAGCATTTAACTATCTTAGGTTGGCATATGCATGAAATAACATCAATTTCTGTAATATAAAAAAATGGGGGGTGCGCATCCATAACGCACAAACAAACAACAAAAACAAAACACTATGTATCAAGTTCACATTTTCAAAGGCTTTCATCAACAAGCCATCAATTGCGAATCATTGGAGCAGGCAAACGCTACTGTGATTGATTACGCTCACAACAATGGTATTAAATACCATATGGACGAACACGGTTACTGCCACGCTTATTCAGGCAAGTATCACGTGAATGGAGTTGAAGCATTCATCTTTCAAATTATCTGAGTTATGTATAACAGAAAGCAAATAGAGTTGGTAGGTGATAACCTTGATCAATTCAGCAAAGAGAATTGTCCTTTGAATTCAACAGTACATCTATTGACAACTGATGAAACAATGCTTATACGTTATTTAGTAGGTCAATGGCTCGAATATCAATACCCAACTTATTGGGCGAATGAAGAAGAAGCAAAGGCATTAGTGGAAAAAATGAAAACACATATCCATTATGAAAGCATTTGATTTGACCTACCCACGCAAGTTCATTTGTGTGATGTCCTCCAGTCTACCGAATGAGCAGTTAGATTTTAATGCGATTGCTCAGCACATTGCGGACTCATCTCCACGCAAACCATTTGAAAGAATGGAAGCACTGCTCAAAGAAAAAACTTATAAGCGATGACTTGGGAATATTGGGATGAATTCAAAACTGGCAAACCGCTTTCATATCGTGAACGCAAAAGACAAGAATACGAATTCAGTCAAGGTAGACTCATTACAGTTGCTTATAGAGGTGTGATGATGCACATTGACTTTGAAACCGATTTAGAAAAAAAATATAGTGAAATCATTAAAAATCAAAATAAAATGAAAACATCAAAAATCAAGTCCATTCAAAATAATGGCACGTGGAACGACCTCTTCAAATTTGAAGTGGAAATGGAAAACGGAGACGTTGGCGGATGCTTTGCTAAGACGCAAGTCCCAACGTGGAAAGTAGGAGATGAGAAAAACTACGAATACACCCAAAACGGAAAGTATTGGAACATCAAATGGGCGAAGGAAGAAAGACCTGCGTGGAATGGTGGAGGTGGTGCAAAGTCATTTGTCAAAGAAGATAAGTCCGCAGACATCGCACGTGCGGTTGCGTTGAAAGCTGCAGTTGATTTGCACAAAGGCGAAGGCGAAGCTATTAACCAGCAGATTGGAGTGATATGCGCAACTGCTCAGGCTTTTGAAATCTATTTGACCACAGGTGAAAATCCGTATAAGGATGCGATTGCTGACGGCAAATCTAACAACGCTGATGATCTCCCTTTTTAAGGGGGGTTATCAACTTTGATAGCCCGAAAGATTTAATTGATTACTTAAAAAAGTTAATATGAAATTTAGAACACTAATAAGAACACACTACCCATCTACCTACGAATTTGCAAAGGCAATGGGAGTGACTTGGCCTACTGGCAGGAAATACGAAAACTACCCAATTACGATGAGCATTAACCACATTGACAAATTATCGAAAATGATAAACGTGGACAAATGCGAATTGATTTCATTGGCGGTGGCTGAAAACGAAAACGAACACGAACCAGTTAATTATTTGTAACTATGGAAACTAAACAAACAGCAGTACAATGGCTATTAGAACAATGGCCTATTCTTGAATCACAGATACCGCAGGCTATTATTAATAACGTACTACAAATGGAACGTGAGCAGATAGAAGATGCGTTTCGCTATGGTGTAGATGTCGATTTATTTAATGATAATATGCCATGCCAAACAGCTCAACAATACTACAACGAAACATACGGAGGTTAAGATGAATGAGATGATATTCCACGCAATAAGCCAAATAGAAAGGCAACTTGCTGAACTACGTGAATTGATTGTTGTGAAATCCAAAGACCTTGAGCATATCGAAAGTATGAAGAAGGTAGATGAGATTCTTTTTCAAACGTGCAGTGAACTTATGGACGTTAGTGAAACTCAGATTAAAAGTAGAACACGCAAAAGAGCAGTTGTTGACGCACGTGCTATATGCATTGCATTCACTTACTTTACCGAGTACAACAAAACGCTCAAATGTATTGGTGATTCGTTTGGCATAGATCACGCAACGGTGATTCACTCAGTAAAAAAATGCTGCAATCTGTACACCACAGACGCTCAATTCAAATTCTTGGTCAATGATTTTATCTTGGCATTTGAGAAAAATGGCTATAATTGCAAAACAACTAAACTAATGCTTGAAAATGGACATCAATACTTTAATCTCCGAGGTTCTCTCACTAAGAGAGAGAGTGAGCCAGTTGGAGAATCAATTGAACAACCAACAAACAAAATCGAAAGGATGTCTTTTCATTGCGCCATCACTTGAAGATGTCGCCGACTACTTTCTCGAAAGGATGCCCAATGCCAACTCCGAAGATGCGCTTCATTTTGCGGATGTCTTTATCAGCCATTACACAAATACAGGTTGGAAGTACGGAAAAAATAAGATGAAGGACTGGAAAGCTGCGATGAGGTCAGCTTGGGATTTGAGTAAATTTGTAACAACAAAAAACAATCATAATGAAACAATTGGTAGAATTCAAAGAGATAGCCTACAACAGTGGGTTAACAGCTAACGAAAAGGCATTCATCACAAGTCTGGAATCACCTCGGATTTGCGATATAACGCTCTCAATTTTCAAACAATCAATCGCATATGGTATTGTCCTTTACGGAATCAAGAATTTGCCCTCCGATGAAGAAACGAATCTTTTGTATGTGACTATGCAAACGCATTATCCGTACCTAACCACTGGCGAAATGGCTCTTGCGTTCCAACTCAATGCAGTAGGTACGGAATGGGAAAGAGTTGAGTCCTTTGGAATGATGTCAGTTGCTTTTCTTTCCGATGTTTTGAAGGCATACAATGACTTTAAGATGAAAACTAACTTGGCAATTGATAAAAAGAAAGCTAAAATTGAGTTGCCATCTAACACAACGGATGAACCAGTTGATTGGACTGATACTTTTAACGAGGACATTCGATTATGGCGGGAAAACAAAAGAGATTGTGTCTTGATGTTAGCACCAATGAAGGTTCGCACCTTCTATGATAAGAAGATTATCAGGGATGAAATGTGGCCTGATGATGATTGGAAGAAATGGCAATTTATGGCATACAAAAAGACCTTAGACGCTCAATCAATCAGTGCTTACAAGGCGAAAAGATTGGATAAATTGAGTCGTCAAAAATTCAAAGATGACTACCAATGTGAATTATCAAGGCTCATCTATTCGGATATTATGGATAGTCATATCCTGCAACAAAAAATAAAGGATGGGTTATGAGAGAATTTCATTTTAATAGCAGTGATGTATGTCTTAATCCTAATAGCAGTACATTCAAATGCTCTCGAAAATATGAAGCTATTGTTGATGTTGCCGAGGTTGGGAATGGGTGGTCTTTCGGCACTGGTTTCTTTGGAGATAGTGAAGGTCACAATAAAGCAGTCTGGAAGAAAGGCCCAAAATTTCGAACTGAAAAAGATGCATATGAAGCTGGTATCAATTATTTAATCAATGCGATTGAGTCTAAACAGAATGAGAAATACAAGTCCATTCTTGCGATGCTCAAAGATGAAGTCAGAGTTCAGGAACCAACCAACCAACTAACTTTATTCTAATGATACAATTCCACGATAAGCAAAAAGAGGCTCTATCCTATCTTGCAATTGACAATGATTGCCGTCAATTATTGTATGGCGGAAGTGCAGGTTCTGGAAAATCTTTTTTAGGTTGCGATTGGCAAATAAAAAGGCGGTTAAAGTATCCAGGTACACGTGGACTTATTGGCCGTGCAGAACTTAAAAAGTTGCGATTAAGTACAATGGCTACGTTCTTTGAACTTTGCACCAAGTACAATCTCATCGCAGGAAAACATTTCACATACAATGGTCAAGACCACGTCATCAATTGGTACAATGGCTCACAAATTATATTGATGGACCTTGCGGATATGCCTTCAGACCCCGACTTTGGTCGCTTTGGTTCGCTTGAGATTACTGACTACTTTGTGGATGAGGCGAGTGAGGTAACTGAAAAATGCATAAACATCTTGAATAGCCGTGTACGTTACAAGCTAATCAATGACAATCCCAAAGGACTGCTTACTTGCAATCCGCACAAAGGATGGCTATACAGAGAGTTCTTTGATGCTCAACGTAATGGCTCAATAAGAAAGGATAGACGATTCATTCAGGCATTGCCAACGGACAACCCACACATCTCTCCAGTGTACATCGAATCATTACAGATGCTCCCAGATATTGACCGCAAAAGATTACTTGAGGGGGATTGGGATTATGATGAAACGAAAGACCGCCTTTACGAATATGATGACTTACTGAGATGCTTCAGACCATCCACTACTTTGGGAGATAAATTTATCACTGCGGATATTGCACGAATGGGAGATGATAGGACAGTCATTATTGTGTGGAATAACTTACACGCTGAAAAGTTTGTTGTGTTGAAACACAAACCAATTAACGAAGTTGTGGATACCATCAATGACCTAATCAAAAATCACTCCGTAAGATTATCTAACGTACTGACCGATGAAGATGGGATAGGTGGTGGAGTTGTTGACTTTATCAGGTGCAAAGGATTTCTTAACGGATCAAAGGCAGTTCGTGACAATTATATGAATCTTAAATGCGACTGTTATTTCAAACTTGGCGAATTGATAAGTAGTAATGCAATCACATTTGAGTCAACGCATAAGGATACCATTGTAAAAGAACTTGAAATGATTAGACGTGAGAAAATAGATAGTGATGGAAAGTTAAGAGTGACCAATAAAGAAGATTTGAAAAAGAGACACGGCATTTCTCCCGACTTTGCAGACGCAATAATGATGAGGGCATTTTACGAATTAAAAAAGAATTTTGGCAAATATGCATTTGCGTAATTATATTTGAACTATGGCAGACATCACTAAATGTAAGGGTACGAATTGCCCAATCAAGCAAAATTGCTACAGATACACAGCAAAAGAAGACGAGTTGTATCAAGCCTATTTTGTTGATCCTCCATTCACAATGGAAGATGAAAAATTTAATTGCGAAATGTACTGGGGTGAAATTGGAAAATCAATTTACAAGCAACTTAAAGACATA